CCGTGCAGTCTCTTGGCATTTTGTTTAGCACGGAACTATTAAGGCAAAGCCACCGATTTTGGGTGTTTATCAGGAGACCCCATGGTGAAAGTCACCACCTATGATAGCCGAGCCACCAGAGAAGGAATTTCACTGGTGGCTGGAAAAGGAACAACGAAAGTGTTATAGCAGTATGTTTGTCCGGCACTTACGATGTCCTGTAGTAGATTGAAGGGTATTGGTCCTGGATAATTCATCTGATCAAAATACTCTTCAATTCTCAATTGTTGGTCTATGGAAATGTGAAATACATCCTCCATCAACAGTCTTGTACCCGTCCCGACAGCCTTGTAGCAATTCCAAACTTTGGCCGGGATCATCAGAAACTTCTCTCTCTCCCACATGTCCATGTGGTCTACAATCCTCTGAACTGACCTTCCTCTCGTGAGTCTCAGTATCATCTGGGCAAAGGATTGTATTATGGGACATCCGGGATAGGATGCCATTAACGACATCCCTTTGGCTCTCATCAGACTAAGAAGAACATTGTTCTTTGACAGACAATACTTTCTATTGGTCCAACCCGTGTGTAAAATAATCTTCACTGGGTCAGCAATATTACACAAATCAGTAGTGTCAAAGATCATACCACAAAAACTAGCTGAATTAACATTGGGTTTTTGTTCCATCTTAAGCCTCAACCCGAAATTCGTGAATGTCTTCTGTTTCATTCCGGGCATCCATATGAGAGCATCATCACCTTCGAAAATGGCCTTTACTGGTGATCTGTGAACATGTGCAACATAATAACAAAACATCATATTGGAAAACCCATTTCCTGACGATGTGCACATCTCACCAGACATTCGCCGTCCGGGAATCTTTACTGTGATGTCCCGGAAAACACAAATGTTGTCTCCTGTCATGGCTGTTTCAATCAGATCAGCAATCTCAGTTCCAAATGGTAAACATTTTGTTAAGAACCTATACAATTGCATCTCACAACTCAACATCGTGTCTGGGTCAAAATGACTCTCGAAGGCACTGTAATCCGTCTCATAAATAGGATTCAAATCTCCAAAATAGTTTAAGATAAATTCAGGCCGTTCGGAAACTGGTACGGTCTTAATGAACTCATCTCGAGAAAACAGAATTTTGTCAATTTGGTGAAAGTAAGGCCCAACAACAACCTTAAATTCATCCGTCCTAGAATAAATAGCCCTGAACATCTTAAACATCATTTGTCCTGTAGGGCTGATGGAAATGGTTTGATATTTCTCATCTTTTATGAAACACTTACACTCAAACTCTTTCTCTCTCAGCTTAGTCAAAATCGGGTACTTGAGACAGAGTTTGTCATAGACTTCACGGAGTTCTTGCCTACGCCACTCAGGGTAGTTTGACTCTTGAAGCCAGGTCTCCACACTTAAGTCTGCCTCCACAGAAATTGGCACAAAGTTACACGAGATGAAGTTTCGGACAAACTTATGAAACTTCATTCTCAACTTTGGATCCCGTGGCAGTGGTTGGCAGTTCACACGTCCGTTTACAGACTGGAGGATGCTATCGACGTCGACACCGTCAGGGGCACTAGAGCTAGCACCCTGGAAATAAATGGGCAACGTTGTAGCAACGACTTTGCCTTGGACATCAGGATTCTGCCGCCTAAGTACGCCAGTCGAACCGTCACGGCCGTCAATATGACTCGTGTGGCAGTTGTACCCAATTTGGTAAAGCCTTCCTCCACTCCTCCAAAATCCTCCAGACCTAGTTCAGAATTTGTCAACGGAGTGTGCATCCCTTTCCAAAGGTCCATCCAGACTGAAAACTCTGTTTCATGTCTTCCCATTTCACCAATGAAAGAATCAGACCCAACTCCAGCATAGTATGCTGACCGGGTCACAGACATTGACTTTGCCTTGTCTGAAATACTGGAATAAATTCGTTTGTTACTGTTCATTTCCTTCATAGCAACCTCATCCAGTTCAATTCGTGAGACTGATCTATTACACATTGCGTCAAACCATACAGACCCGGCCGGAACCAAAGGCCAGGAATCAAATCTAGATGTCTTTGGAGTGACACAAACGAAGTTCAACACAGGCATCCGCCTCCACTCTTTAACGACCGTCCACTTAGTCAAATAAGCAGGGCGTTTAGCAGGCATGGCAGACCTAGCAACTTCTCTACAATCAATCTCTTGCAACTCGTAATCGTTGCTCTCGATTCTTTCATAAACATTCCTCCAAACAAGATATTTGCCTTTTCTCTTAAACTGACCAAACATCTTAGCAGGAAGATATGGACCATCACCGTGACCAGAAATATACTTCTCAATCTCACTCTTCAAAGACTGTTCTGACTTCATGACAGACTTGGCAAGCTTGTACTTGATCTTACTTTTCTCAGTTATCAAGTTTCTGGTCCTCTCCATCTCCAATGAATTCTTCAGCGTCAACAAAACATCAAGTGCAGCTGTTTCTTGTTCAAACTTGTTAATGATCCCTGAACAGATTTTATTGACATTCTTCACGTCTGCCTCACCTTGTTCTCTAGCATTTGCATTAACCAGCTGCTCTTCCAACGCTCTTCTAGCCCCAGGAGCTCTCCCTCTACGTGGCAACTGTCTACCACGTCCTCTTGTCTGACCTTTTCTGAACGGTTTGTTAGAGCCTCGTCCAGAGCCCGAGCGTGAGCTCAAGCTATCCCGAATGGAAATTGATCGAGTTGGGGAAGAATCATCTAGCAAGCTAGCCAATCCAACTGACTTACTAGATGATGTAGTGGACTCTGAAGCAGTCTCACTACATTGAGAAACTAAGTCAAACTCAGGTTTCTCCTTGTCTTCATGGTTGACACCAACCACAGGAAGCACCGAGACCGGTGCAACTGGCAGCGAAGACGACAACTGCCCTCTCATCCTTGGCTTGTAGGAATTTGCCCCATTCCTAAAGGGGTTCCGTGACCGCTGTACATCAGCATTTCTCGCCACGAAAGGAAGTTTAGTCAAAGGGAAAGTTTTATTTAGCAAAGCTTGGCCAGTGGCTATTTTAGTTGTATTCATTAGGGGGGGGGGGGGGTTCCTCTAAATAGGTTCCTGAAGCAAGACAAAACGAATTTGCCCGAGGAATTTGCAAAATTCCAGACGACCAGCACACGAGGATATGCCGAAGCGGAATGTCTCATGACACTCTGAAAAGGTCCAACTAGCTAGTGCAATGTTA